ATGCTGCCTGATTTTAAATGATTCTTTGTAATAATTACAGGAAAATTTAACTGAGATTTTAACCACTCTAGATGATTATATACTTTGCGCGGCTCCCAACCGGTGTCCGCAAAGATAGCATAGTCTGGCTTGTGGCCAAAAGCCCCTTCATTAGCCATGAGTGCCATAGTGGAAGATTGCACTCCTGCTCCCAGTGATAGAATCCTAAGTTTAGGTTCTCCCGAATAATCCCAATCGCCTTTAGCCACTACCATAAACGTCCCTTATAAACTGATTATACAATCTTGCCAATGGGAAAAAGTATTCATGGTGAGTTCTAAGTAAATGCAAGGTTTCTCTCGCTCTGGTAATACCAACATACCATACTCTAGCTTCAGAACTTCTCGCGAGTCCCACCTTATGTCCAAAATGTGCTGGCCAATTAGCTTTTTCATAGACACAAACATGATCTGCTTCCCCTCCTTTAATAGAATGAATAGTATCTATAGTCAACCTTGATGCTAAATTCAAATCAATATTATTATCAATAATTTTTTCAAAATATAATTTATCTTTTTCAGGAAAATTTCTATTAAAGACTTGTTGCCATGGTCCAGGCGTTGCTGTTAGTCCAGCAAAAGTTCGAAGGAACTCTAAGTTAAGATTACCGGAGTCTTCAATATTCATCCATCTTTTGCTTTCAATGGATCTCCAACCAAATGCGATCTCATTAACATATGAATACACTATACCAGCTTCCTCCTTATTTACAACACCCTTATTTATTAACTTATTCCAACTATTTACAGCCTTCCATTTATTAATATCAAAAGAGGTTTTGCCTTTTGTGTTTTGAAAAAATAAACCGTGGGCTCTAGCTAATTCTTCTAGTTCCCTTACAATTTCTTGAGTTCTACCAAGTAATAACCAGTTCCCATCCGATTGCTCTATAATTTCAGACAGATCCTTAAATTTAGAATAGGTTTGAATATATCCTTTTTTAGGAGAAGGTAAAAATTTTTTAGGAACTCTCGGTTTAATCATGTCTGCTATATAAGAACTAAAATCATGAACTATTTGGGGTATACGATGAGATTGAGTTAATATATAATCTCGCCCTGGAAAATCTATATAATTAGTAACATCTGCCCCGTTCCATTCAAAAATAGCTTGGTCATCATCTCCTGCTATATAAACTCTTTCTGATTTCATGGCTAATTTAAAAATCATTTTCCATTGTAAAGGAGTAAGGTCTTGAGCTTCGTCAATAATTAAAATTTTTAAAGTAGGGGCTTCTTCCTTTTCAATAAAATGTGTAATCATGTCAGTAAAATCAACTCTATGATTTTGTTTAAATAATTCATACTGTTCACAAATTAATTTATATCGAGGAAGGGTTGCCCGTTTATAGACTTCTTCCACAAACTGCTGCTCAGGAGAAACTAATCTGTTTCTAGCTTTATCATAAACCCTAAGGGACCAGTCATTAAAAACTTTCATTCCATCATGATTTTCATACGCAGGTCTGGGCATTCCTAAATTTTCTGCAAATTCTATCATGTCTACTTCAGGATCAATTACTGGTAATTGTTTTCTAAATTTTCTACAGAAACTATGTATTGTTCTAAAGTTAGAAAGATCTTCTTCATTACAATCAGGAAATTTCTTATTAGCTCTGTTTCTGGCTTCATCCACAGCTTTGTTAGTAAAAGATAAATAAGCTACTTCTCTAGGTAATACACCTTTACTAAACCATTTATCTAATCTATTTAAGAGAGTTGTTGTTTTTCCTGTGCCAGGGGGACCAAAAATCTTAATTGTCTTTTTTCTCAAATGGTGCCTGTCGACGCTTGAATACAATGTTACTCCTTTCTATCACTGGCTCGTCCACTTTCCGACATAACCAAACATATTTTAATTTAAGTTTGTCATAATAATCATGTTTAGTACATCCATTCTTTTTAAGCATACTAATAATTTCAAATTTCTTAGCTGCCTTATCTGATTTCTTAATAAATCTTTCAAACGTACGATATTTAAATACAATTAAACCTTCATGTAGATACCACATTTCAGCTTCTACTTGAGATGCATTATCTGCCTGTTGTGTTTCTTGAGTGAACTGAATCATTGTATCTTTAAACTCTTCTTCTGCTTCATTACTCTCGTCATAACCTTCAATAGGTTGTTGCATAGTTTTAAGTTTATTTAAAAATACTCTATAATCTTTGTCTTTTACTTTTTGCCATACGATATCTGCTTGATCAAATAATTGTTCTGATAATAATTGTTGTTGATTAAGTTGTTTCCCAGTAAGTTCTACTGTTTTTTTATCTATAGTTAAAAAATAAATAGGGGGCTTCGTCTTTAGAACTTGGAATGAATCCATAGTTGGCATGTAGTCTATACTATCAATTCCATACTTTAATGTTTTACAAATAGCAGAATTACAATGATTTTTTAACGGTGCATCATTACATTTATATTGATATTCTTTTTTTTCATATTGAGAAATTAAAGCTTGGACTTCTCTATCAGCTAAAGGTTGAGTAAAACCCTCATTTCTTTCCCACACTTCTTTCTGCCATCCTTCAGGATTTCTCTTTTTAGCTAATGTAGCAAATCCTGTTAATGCATTATTTCTAAATCCATCTACACATCCATTCCTAATTAATGCTTGAAGACAAGGAGGAAATTGATCAAACTCTCCTTCGAGAGGGAATCCATCTGAGGCTATTTTAATAGATCTAAAGGCAGAGCCGGATATTCTATATTTTTCAACCCAACTAAAAAATTCATTTATAGGTATTCCCATACCATTGTCGTGAATCGCATGCCGAGTAGTTCGTGCTGCTTGTTGATAAGGAACATTTAACCAGTTCCCTAAATCATTTTTATGCACCATTATTTTTCTTTGCTTAGGAAAAATCTCACATCCTGATAAGCCTAAGTCGGCTGCAAGTTCATGTAGTTTATCAATCATGTCAGATGCAGTGACAGGATCTCGTGTATGAATAAATAAATGTAATCCACCAGATTTTGATCTGTAGGGAACTAAAGGATATTTTTTGTGTCTAATTTGTTTTATTAAAGTTCTAAAATCTATATCGTATTTATCAACATCAATGCACCCCCAGGTACAAGTGTTGTCTGATCTAATAGGAATTATACCTAAATTAATCTCGCCGTTTAAATGTCTTTGAAATAATTCATCAGTGACAGGGCCACGTTTGGTCGTGGCCCTCCCCTTTTCTTTACCGGTCTTGCTATCTCGCTCGCCGTTGAGATAATACTCTCCGTAAGCAACATCAAGTCCGCAGAATAGCTCCTTGAATTTCTGTAGCATTAGAATGGAGTCTTAGGCGGTCTCTGTTCATTTGCTACAGGAGCAACTGCTGGTTTTGCTTTCCCAGCTTCCTGTTCATATTTAACGTTTACATTACCTTTAAGACAACTGTCATAAAAGCCCATTGCTGAATCAAGTGTTAATTGATTTTCAACAGGTCCAATATGAGATATCTTCCAGCCATACCAAGTTCCTTTAGCATTCTTTTCTAAAACAGTATTTAGTCTGTAACGCTGAGTAAACATTGCTGGAGTATAGAAACCACGACCATCAGATCGTTTTTCCTTTACACTTCTCATCATTGAATTCCACATCTTAGATTTTTTTCTTTGAGTGGCTTTCATACTCATGAGAGCAGATTCTTGAGGCTGACCATTCTCAACTCTAATCACAAAATGTGATGCAGTCTCTTGTATATAATTACCATTAGGTAATCTATCCAAGTTTTG